TACAAGTGCGTCTTGGTTGTCATGGGAAAGATCTACAGCAGAAACGTCACTGCACCAGACTTTATTCAATTTGTATGTACGTATTGGACTGTGAGCACGATCTAATTGAATCAAATCGACCACTGCATTCAAATTGCTAGCATCTGGAATCAAACCTTGATTTGAAATATGGTTGTTCCAAGCATGATTCCATGCTTCAAAGAAGTGTCTAACTCTCATGTTTGTGCCGTCACTGAGAATTGTCAATTGTACATCGTTATACACTCTGTCGCCTGGGAATTTGTAAATTCTTCCCATGTGGTTTACAGGAATTTCACCTGTAGTTGTTTCTGGCAACTGAATAGCCTTTACGTGAATAAATTGATCTTCGGAACCCAAACTTAAACCGTTTGGGGCACCTGTGATGTTTATCTTAAATAGGTTGGATCTTGCGCCGCCGTCGAACCTTGATGTGAATGTTGTAATATCCATTTCTTATTTGCTCCCTCTTTAGGCTCCAACTACTTCTTCAAAGCTCAAACCAGATGGTGTTGCGATGAAATTAAGTTGAATGAAGTTGATTGACTTATTTGGCTTGATGTATATATCAGCAACGAAATTGTTTGAATCTATTACTTGTGGCGTATTGTTTGTTTCGTCACAAACTACACGGAAATCTGTAATACCTCTTCTGCCTTGAACGTTTCTCAAGAAAGGAGTTACAAGATTTACAAACTGTGCGCGAGTAAACTCATCGTTGAATTCAAAGAGTTGGAACTTGGCAGCAGTTGCAATAGATTTTTCAAGAATGATAAACAATCTACGAACGTTGATTCTGTCGAAAGCAGAAGGTCTGCTCAACAAAGTCTTATCACCAAACAAAACAGGTCCAGTATTTGGGAATGATACTACTGGATTGATACCAACTTTATACAAATCGTCGCGTTGTCCTTGATTTGGATTAAATGGTAACTTTACAACTCGGTTGATACCACCACGGTTCAATCCGGCCGGTGAATACCAAGGATCGTTGTTTGTATCGGTTCTGGCGCAAAGACCAGCAATGTCGGCATTCATTGGAATGTAGACATATTCATCGTTGTAATTATCATATTGGAGTTTGTATCCTGTATCCGAAACTCCATAAGAAGTTGAGTCTCCGTTTAGTCTAAAGTCCAAAATGTCATTCAAATAATTGGCGCTTGTTTGGTTAAATCCGTTGGTTGGATATGGTGAAGCAAAAGCAACTACATCTTTTCTTGCTTCAGCAATTTCCATGACTCTATAAGAAGCAGCCTTGTTTAGAGGACCGCAGATAAACATTGATGCGTCAATAATTTCGGGATCACCCATGAATGTTGAAAATGCTTCCGCGATATCCATGTCGGAGGGTTTTGTTCCTAATGATCCACCAAACAAACGGTTTACGATTAGGTTTTCGCCATTTGTGGTTCTTAGAACTTTAAATCCAGTTGCAGTACTTGTGATTGTTGTGCCCCAATCATCTCCTGCGATTGCAGTTGCAACGCTTGGTGTAACTGTATTACTTGCATTAATGTCAACTCCAGCCAAATCTAGGTGGTTTATTGACCACACATATTGTGATTGAGCATTAATTACATCTTTGTAGTAGTTTGAAGTACCATTTTGGTTTACTGCATTTGCTGCTTTTGACAAGTAAGCAAATCTTTCCAACACAGTACCCGGAGTACCAGAAATCAAACCATCTTGATCTATTATTACAACGTGAATTTCGTCTTTAATTTGAGCACCAGTTAGGTTTTCAGCCCAAGGAGATGTTCCTGGCAAACCATCAAAGAATTTTACGTAATCAACATATTGATCCGTAAGTCCTTCGGTATTTTCTCCATATGCTTGTTCGTTTGCATAATAATCGAGAACGACTACCTTGATGCTGTTTCCAATAGTTCCTGGGTACTTGGCAGCCCAAGCACCATCTGTGTACCCGACAGGTGATGTGTAGTTTCTGAAAGAAGTCAAACCACACAAATCTTCACCGTCGATTGCTTCTGTACCGGAAGAAGCGGTTTTAGAACCACCACCAGAGTTAATAAAACGAACTACCTTGAGGTTGTTACCGTAAGACAAGAAATTGGCAGCAGACCACCACCATCTGTTATATGATGTTTGATTGACACCATCTCCCGCCTTTTGTGGCTTACCGTACATTTGAGCCAATTCTTTTTCGTTTGTGATTGTCACGGGTTCGTTACCTGGTCCCCAGTTAAACAAACCTACCATGCCTGCTGGTGTTGTAGCGATGGCTGGTACTAAGAGTGTGACATCTTTTTCTGTTATATTTACGCCTGGGCTTATTTGAATTGCCATTGTTTCTCCTTCTAGACGCCTGTTGATTCTTTAATTAGAAAATAGTATTTGCTAGGATTATGTATAATTCCCCTTCATTTGATAGTTCACAAAATAGTACTACCAAACTCTCCGCCAAATTCATCCATTTCCTCATCAACACCACTCAAAAACCCAAAAGGCATAACTTCTTCTTCAATCGCATCTATTTGTTTTTGGAACAATGTTTTGCGAATGTCCAAATCTGTAAGATCCTTGAAGTACGTTTGGGTACTAAGCCATCCAAATAAAACTAAACACATTACCAAGTCATCGTTGCTTCCAGTGTCCGCTTCATATGAATTATTTTTTGAAATAAAAGTAACAAGTTCCCGCATCATATCAATATCGTTTAGGATCAACTTGTCACCTTCAATCATACTCTTCAATACAGAGCAGCCTAGACGCTTCACAACCTTCGTGGTACGAATACCTAGTTGGGTGTCCGAATTACCAAACCCACCATCTAGAGTTTGTCCTTTCCTTCCACGAACCGAGGATATTAAAACGTTCTCATATTCTAGTTCTTTATACAAAATATCTGCTACTTGTCCACCTATATCATTTATTTCTACTAAAACAAATGCGTCGTTGTATTCTCTACAACTGTTCATAATAACATTTGGATATACCATCGGTGAAATAGTATTGTTTCTATAAACCGCCACAATTTTGTAGGGCATTTCAGTAACATCTATTATACAAAATGCGCTATAGTCCAACCCCTGTCCTCTAGAAGTATCAACCAAAGTTAAGTAACTGTGCTTTTCTTTTGGCTTTTCATAGACTCGCAATCCTTGATCGTTTTTGTAAATTGGATTGCGGAAGACCATGGTCTTTAGTTTATTTGCACTAATTAAAGTATTGGTAGAACCAATGAAATCGCACTCGTGTTCTGTTCTAAATTTATCCTCAGAACCTAAGTTTCTTATTTCTTGTTCTCTCCACGCTTGATCTCTGCCAGGAACTTGACTCCAGTGAATTTCTACATTCTTAAAATCATTTCTGTGTTCGGCAGAATCTACCCAAATTTTGTAAAACAAATTCAATCCATTAGGAGTTGAAATAATGACTAGTTTGGTGCTTTTACCCGAAGTGATTGTAGGAAATACAGAGGTATAGAAATCGTTTGCAATATTTTCTGGTACGTGAGCAAACTCGTCCAACATGATAAGATTAAAAGATCCACCACGGATAGCAGATGCAGAAGTGGCTGCCGCTATAATTCTAGAACCGTTTTCCAGTTCTATGCTCATTTTGTTCCATTCTTTGATTCCTTGCTGCAACCACTTGGGTAAATACTCGTATGCAACCTTCAATCTATCCATGTGCAATTTAGCCACAGTTTGTTTGTTTGCGAGGATAGCAACATTGCTTGTTGGATTAAAAAGAATGTACCATAAAATATAAGCAACCAATGTAGTAGACTTACCGCACTGACGAGGCATTTTGCCAATAGTAAATCTATTCTCATTTATTGTTTCGACAAACAATTCTTGAAAATCAAACATATTAAAGTTGATAAGTCCTTGATCAAGACTTACAATCTTTACGTAGTTTTTAATAAAGTAAATCGGATCTTGAGAGCATTTTACGTATTCTTGTACCTGTTCGGGTGTGAATGATACATTTACGTTTGCTCTTTTAAGATTTGGATTTCCAAGATACGTTTTTTCTTTATTCTGCATCTATAATATCGCCATTATTTTCTAACTTCTCAATTTCCTTCATTTTACCCTTTAACAACTTTTGCAATTCTGCGGTGCTTCCTACAAATATAGAATTATTTGTAATGGTGTTTCCTGAATTTGTTGTCTGTGGTTGATCACCTTTTAAGGTTTTCATTTTATTATGCATATCCAATAAATCTTTATTGGTATCTGCTACAGTCTTAATTAGTTGTGCAAGAACTTCATATGCTCTTGGTTGTTCTGTTTCTGATGCTAAATTTAAGATACCATCAATAGCACTGGTTCCCTTGTTTATCAGTTCTTTGAGATTGCTTCTAACTGCAAGGTAATCCTTATCCAAATCTTCTTTTGCAACAGTTATTTCTGTTACTTGAGCAGTTGGTTTAGAAACTATTTCTTGTTTGTTTGGTTCTAAGTTGAATTGTTTTTCTAGTTCATCAAAAGACATAATTTACCTATTAATATTCTGTAATAGTCACTTTATAATCGTAATCGTCGGAGGGGTTTACTTGAACTCCACTCTTTAATTCGATTTTGTCACCATTTGTATTTAGGATATAGTCACCATCAGTATCTTTAAGATATACTGCGGCTTCTATATGAATATTTGCTACTTTTTTTGACATATTAATCTAGTCCTGTAAACAAATTAATATCCATAGTCTTGATCAGACCCGAATCTTTGACCGGTCCAAAGAACGAAGTTCTTACAGTAAATTCTAATTCCCAAACAATAGTTCTTTGGTTATCATCTTTAAATGAACCTTCAAACTGTTGATCTGGTCTTATACCAACTAAAGTAATTGGAACGTCTATTTTTTCGTATTGATCGCCCAAGATGTTTGGCTTGATTGTAATTGTAAATTCTGGTGTAAAAAATGGCAAAATTTGTTCAACTATTTGTAAACCATCATCCATAGTTCTCGAATAAACATAAACCGAAAAAGCCAATTTATATGGAACATCGGAATGGTGATAATTTATAGTTATATCGCCATTTGTTAATGTTTTTTCTGTTCTTCTTTTATTGATGCTGTTTAGTTTTCTTTCAGTATCATATTCAATCCCAGTCATCATGAATGATAATCTGGGTAAAGTAGTCTGGACTGCGTATGCTTTTGGATCATCAAGTTCCAGTGCCAAACGTTCCATCATTCTTTCTTTTGGTGCATATGTCAATGGAATTTTAATTTTCTTGTAAGTATTACCCGAACCACGTTCAATGTAAATGTTATTAAACAGCGTACCAAATGCCGCTGTAATTTTTTTAGTCATACCATGATAGAACGTAGTAAACATTAATATTTGTTCTCCGAGAATGGATCTATTTCAGTAAAGTCAACCAGATCTCTAGTTCCAGTTTGCAAGATGCTATTATCGCTTGGTTGATTAATATTTTGTATTGACGTAATTGTATCGTCTATATTACCATCGGAATTGTAATCTAATTGCTCAGTAACTGTCTGAGTCATGCTGGTTTGTATAGAATCAATATCTGAAGTACCAGTATCGAGTGTTTCACCGGAATATCTGAACAATTCACACTCTAGTTTATAGGTATACAGTTTTCCAAATTGATAAAAGATTTCTTTGTTATCAACAAATTTAATTTCAAACAAACTCTTACTGAAAGGATGATAAATCAAATCACCTTCCATTGGATTGGATATTTGAACAGGTCTATCTGTCATTATTGGAAGTTTGGCTGCTTCTATTTGAAAACGTTTTTTAGACACCACAAGACTCAGGGTGTCCCTAATTTCTAAACCAAACTTTGAAATAATTTCTCTTTCACCCGAAAATCCAGAATAATTATCCATAAACATTTCTATCTCAAACGCTTCTTTAAATGAAGATGTGGAATCTTCACCAAACAATAGATCAAGATTTGCAAACCTTCTTGGTAAATAGTAAACACTAATACCATTTATTTTGATGGACTCTTGGATAAGATCCTCCATCAAATCTTGGGTAGGTTGATATGAATAATTATTGAAGTGTGGATTTAATGGCATTTTATCCTATGAATCCTTGTGGTGGTAGTTCATATCTTTGTTGAACGTCGTTTTCAATTTTTTCAATTTCGGATTTTGCTTCTGCTGCCATATTTGCACCATTGAACGATACGCCTCCTGGCAAACTCATTCCTGAAAACTTAGATAAATTTAATCCCCATTGATATTTTAATTGAGCAGTCAAGTACATCTTCAAAAGACGATCATTGTATATTTCTGGATATAAAGCAGGATCTAGTATCCGATATGCTTCAAATACCAAGTAATCCCCTTTTGTCATTTTTTCTTTCCAGTTTGCTTCTACATAAATTCTGTTAGTCACTCTACTAAATTGTATACTTTTTTCTGGTGTTAACATATCTTGAAGCATTTGCATGTGGGATCTGGTAATATTATAA